AATCCTATAACCGGCGCGGTTCAGGAGGGAGTATCAAAGAAGGTCCTTGAGGCGCAAGGCTACGACGAACAGGCGCAGGTGTTCAATCCTTTTGACCCTGTAAACCGTACTCTTGACCTGGTGCTCGGTGGAATATTCGGCGGTATGGCTCACTACGGCAGGGCAAGGGCCGTTATGCCTGTCCATTTCGAGGACGCCATTGACACTGCAGCGGCTGCACAGAAAGCGGCAAAGAGCAATCCTATTGAGGACACAGGCAGGCATACAAAGGCCCTGAATAAGGCCATAAGCGATCTGACCGAAGCGCGTCCCGTAGATGTATCGGCGACCGTGAAAAATGCAGGAGCGGTCAAGGCTGAACAAGTCCTTGAGCCCGAAGCCGTTCAGTTACGGGAAAAGGTCGATGCCGAAGTAAAACTCCTGGAAGAGGCTGGGCGCACTGAGATTGAAAAGCCGTTTGTGCCTGTTGAAGATAACGGCCTGAAGCTTGGCGATTTTGGGCCGATGTTCACCGAATTTAAGGGCGATGCTCCCGGAGCTGTCAAGCACCTGATGGAGCATAAAACTGGCGAGACCGTAGGCGCTCTCTATCATAAAGACATTGGGGAAATCGACCTGGTTTGGGGGAAAGAGGGCACTCCCGAAAAGGATTACGAGGATGGGTACGGACTCGCGAAGATCGCCAAAAAGCATCCCGAGATACTCGATGAGGACTTTCAGGCCCTCATTTCTCAGATGACCATCAGGTCAAAGATTGCGCACAGGATAAGCCTTGAATCGCCCGACCATAGAGCGGCAGTAAAGCTTGAATGGGAAGGGAAAGAGAAGCGCTGGCTGGTAACTGCCTTCAAAAAGAAAGGCCCATCTCATACCGAAGGGTTACCAGGCGTCTCCGGCAACGAAGGTGGCGCGCCTCCCGCGCCACAAGATGGGCTCAAATCCAATATAGCCCAGCGGTCCAAAAAAGTCAATAAAGCCTCAAAAGGCAAGTCTTCGACCCTTGCCGATTTTGTCCGCTCTCAGGGCGGCATATCGTCTAAAGACGAGTATATGAAGGGTGATGTCAGGGACAGGTTCAGCATAAAGGCTGGTTATAACCTCGTAAACAATAAGACCGGCATGACCCTCGACAGGCTCGCTGAAGCGGCCTGGGAAGCTGGATACTTCCCCGAGCGTCCTACTGTAAGCGAGTTCCTCGACGCCTTACGCGAGGATGTGGACGCAAGGACGAATAAGACCGGCAAGGCCGTCTTTGCTGCTGAAGATAAAGACGCGCAGATAGAGTCGATGCTTGACCAGGAGTACGCGCGATATCTCGATCGGGAAGTCGAGCAGATATTAACGGATAACCCGGATATGACCGTTTACGCAGGCCTCGATGAGTCCGGACAGCCTATTATGGCGCGGGCAAGAGAGTATGTCGACGCGGCAAGGGTCGAGGTCGAAAGGGCCGTAAGCATGGAAGAGCTTTTCAATATGGCCGCAAGCTGCCTGAGGAAGGGCTGATATGAGCAATAAATGTATAAGGGAGATAGTCGGCAAGGCCACACAAATGGGCCTGGAGTTCACCGAGCGCGAAGCCGGAGAGATGTTCAGGAAGATACGGCAGGCCGAGCTCCGTTACGAGAAGTCCATAAGCGGCCCCGATGGTTTTCTCAAAGACATGGAGCCCAAAAAGGAGGCCGCAGCGCGCGGCCAGGCTCTTCGGGAAAAGCTCAAGACACTTTCTCCTGAGGACAGGCTTACCGAGTATGCCCGGATTGCTTTCGAGGACACCGTAAGGGAAAAACAGGAAGCGCTCAGAAGGCGTCTTCTTCAGATTCAAAAAAATAATGCCATTGCCGAGCGCATAAGAATCACTAACGAGAAAACCCATATAAAGGCCCTGAACGAGATTGCGTTCCACGCGGAACAGCGCAAGGAGGCCATTCTCGCTCTTGATATGGCCGAGATGAGCAAGGCCCTGGACGCCTATGCCGGAAAGCTTGGCTACAGGATAACCCGCCAGGATGCCCTGAATGTGGTTAAGGAGATTGATAAACCGGGCTCGACCGGGGATGCGAATGCCAGAGCCCTTGCAGAGGTATGGACGAAGGGAAGGGAGGCGGCCAGAGAAAGGAAGAACGCGGCAGGCGCGGATATAGGCAAGCTCAAGAATTGGATCATGCCGCAGGCGTGGGATTCTGAAGGGTTGAAAACTGCCGGGCTCTCTCTATCAGACAGGGCAAAGCTTCATAATCCTCTTACCCCTGCAGTTGAAAAGGTGAGTATCAGGACAAAGGCGAAGACGGCCTTTGTCGAGGATGCCATGAAGCACATAGACCGGAGCCGGTACTGGGATGATTCTACCGGCAGGGACTTGAGCGAAAGCGAGCTCCGGGAGGCTATAGGGTATGCCTGGGAAACGATAGTCACGGACGGCCTCAACGAGCCCGTAAGCCTTCAGGGTGGCAGCCTTGCAAAAAGGCTTGGGGCGCACAGAGAGATTCATTTCAAGGACGCTGATGGCTGGTATGCAATGGCTGAGAAGTATGGGGAAAAGGACATCTTCAGCCTTATGACATCGACCATACGCAGGGACGCTCGCGATATAGCCGTTCTTGAGAGCTACGGGCCGAATCCGAAAGCCGGATTTGATACTGCCCTTGCGCTGGGAATGAGCCTTGACCAAAGCGATAAAGGCTCCTGGATGGCGAGGAACTACTTTGTGGAGCTGACCGGGGAGAACAATATACCGGCAAGCAATCTCGCTGCCAATGCGATGCTCGGCCTCAGGCAATGGCTTGTGGCCGCCAAGCTCGGCGGGATGCTCCTTTCCCAGTTGAACGATATCGGGACATACGCAGCCATAGCCCGTACTGACGGCCTTGGAATGGGCCGTGCCGTGAAGCTTATGGCAAAGTCCCTGAATCCTGCTAACAAGAGAGATAAGGTCCTTGCCAGAAGGCAGGGGATACTTGCTCAGTCCATTATCAACGATGTGGCCCAAAGGTACGGCGAGACGGTAAAGGGTACGGGCCTTACCAGCCGTTTCGCGAGCGCGACCATAAAGCTTTCAGGCGGCGAATGGTGGACAAACGGCATGAAACGGGCCTATCAGACGCTTATAGGCGCTCACCTGAACGACGCTCTGAAAGGCATAGAGCAGGGACCGGACTTCAAGGCCATGCTCGACCGATACGAGATAGGCGAAAAGGAGCTTGCCATTCTAAAGCGGGTCGAACCGGTCGACATCTACGGCGAGCAGGTTATCACGCCTACCGCTGTCAGGCTCCTTGGGGATACCCCTGAGATAAAGGAAACAGCCCTTAAAGTGGCTATGATGCTTGGCGAGGAAGCCGATACGGCCGTAGTGACTCCAGGCCTGAAGGAAAGAGCTCTCCTGAAAAGCGGCACGAAGCCCGGAACCGCAGCGGGTGAGTTCATGCGCAGCATAGCCCTTTTCAAGACATTTACCGTGACCATGACAACGAAAGTGCTTCCGCGCGTATTCAGTCGTGAAAGTCTCAAAACGGCGCGGGGTGCAGGGATAGCCGCACAGTTCGCGCTCTCGATGATAATCCTGGGCGGCGTATCTTATGAGCTCAAGGAGATAGCGAAGGGGCGCAATCCTCGAGACATAACAGACCCGACCTTCTGGGGTGCGGCGGCGATTCAGTCCGGGGGCCTCGGCATATTCGGCGACTTCCTTTTCTCTGATAGAAGCCGTTTTGGACAAGGCTGGACGGATACCCTTTTGGGGCCTGTCGCAGGGATGATGGAAGATGCCTTTAAGCTTACCGCGGGGAACATCCATCAGGCCGCACGAGGCGAAGAGACTGACGCTGGGGCCGAGTCGCTCAAGTTCGCAAAGGACAATTTGCCTTTCCTGAACCTTTGGTATTCGAGGGCCGCCGTCGACCATCTGGTTTTTTATCAGCTTCAGGAGGCCGCTAACCCCGGCTATCTCAGGCGCATGAGGAAAAGGGTGGAAAGGGAAAACAATCAGGGTTTCTGGTGGAGCCCGGAGGATACGCTGCCATCCGGCCCGCCAGCCCTCGATGAATTGGCAGGCGGCAGATGAGCAGCAAGAGGAAGCACATATCTTTTCCGGCCTTTTTCCTTATGTGGGCCGAAATGCAGGGATGGGATGTTCCTGACTTTCATCTTGAGGTCTGCAACTGGCTTGAGCACAGAGGGCGCCGGTCAGTCCTGAGAGTATTCAGGGGCGCGGCCAAGTCAACCATCTTCGCTCTTTATCAGGCATGGAAGCTCAGAGAGAACCCGGCCACGAGATTCATAGACAGGGGCTCTGAGGACGATACGGCAATAAAGCTTTCTTCGGATACAAAGAATGTCCTTATGAAACATCCCCTCTGCGCCGGCATGACTAAGGGAAAGCTTGGCGTCGAAAAGTTTAATATTGTGGGGAACCCGGACGCGAGAAACGCGAGCGTGACGGCTTACGGAATCCTCTCAAACGCCACAGGCTCAAGGGCAGACGAGATATGCAACGACGATACGGAGGTCCCGAAGAACATCAAAACCCCGGACGCAAGGGCGACCCTCAGGCAGAGACTTGGCGAAGAGACGCACATCATCGTGCCTGGCGGGAAGATTCTCTATATAGGCACTCCGCACACGCATGATTCTATTTACGACGAGAAGATTAAAGACGGCTATGAGGAGTTGACCATAGCCCTTTTCAGGCACAATACCAGGCACGAGGGCGATGGGAAGAAAAAGGCCTTTGCCTTTAATTTCGAGGTCGCAAGCCCTGATGACTTCTATGTCATGGTGGGCCGTGAGGTACTCGATGCCGGCGCGTACGAGCTCAAAAGGGGAACCGTAATCCTGAAAGAAGCGCCTTTAGAGGGCGCTGTTGTAGACCTATACAGGGGCAATGTATGGCCCAAGAGATTTACCCGAGAAGAGATAGCCTTCAGGCGTCGCGAGTGCAAGACGCAGAACGAATGGGACAGTCAGTATTTCCTGAAGGCCCGTCCTATTCACGAGATAAGGCTTAACCCGGAACATCTGGTGATCTACGACACAGAGATAAATATCAGGCAGGCAAACGGCGAAGTGGCCATGAGCCTTGAGGACAGGGCCATAGTGAATTGCAGGGCCTGTTGGGATTGCTCCCTGGGCAAAGAGGACAGCGACGACAGCGCCTTCGCGGTCATGTTCGCGGATAACGCCGGGCATCTTTTCTGGCATGTCCTCGATGTGCTCACGGGCGATGTCTACAACCAGGTCAGCCAGATTCGGGAAAGGGTAGTCGAATACCAGATACCAGGGATAACGATAAAGACCAGCGGCATAGGCGGCTTTCTCCCCGCGATACTTCGTAAGGAATTCAAAGAGCATGGCGTACAGTGCGGGATAACTGAAGAGGTCGAGAAGGCGCGGAAGTCAGACAGGATACTCTCCGCTTACGAGACACCTCTTTCGGGGCGCTTCCTCCATGCTCACAGGGGCATACTTGAAAGCGGCCTTTTTGAGCAGATGAGGGATTGGCAGCCGATAAAGGCAGACCAGCCGGACGACCTTCTGGACGCCGGGGCTGGCTGCATACTTAACCTGCCTGTAAGGATTGGAAGGATAGTGAAAGAAGCTGACCTGCTGCCACGCAGAGAATGGCGGCCAGGGCAGGAAGTACACGAAGTACAGGTCGAACTTTAAGGGAGGTTTCAGGCCATGCCGATGACAGACCAGGCAATGATGAACAGCTACACAGGGAACGGGGTTACAACCTCATTCGCCTACGGCTTTAAGATATTCGCGAGCTCGGACTTGAAAGTTACCCTCGACGGCGTGACTAAGGTTCTCAACACGGATTACGCAGTTACCGGCGTAGGCAATGACGGCGGCGGGAATGTGGTCTTCGGGACGGCCCCGGTAAACCTTACAGCCGTAACCATAGCAAGCGAGGTTCCGTATGCGCGGACGACGACGGATTACCAGGACAATGGCGACCTTCTCGCGGCCACCCTCGACAATGACCTCGACAAGGTAGTGCGGCTCGCCCAGCAGTTGAGGCGTGATGTCAAAAGAGCGATAAAGCTCCCCATTGAAGAGACGGACGATAAGGGTATAGCGAGCACGCCATCTGCAAGGGTCAATAAGGTACTGGCTTTCGATGCGACCGGCGCACCTGTCGCAAAGACGGCTACACAACTTCTGGATACGATGGTGTCCATCGGAGCCGGTCTGCAGCTCGTAGACGGTGATTTGAGCCTTACCGACCCCGCGCTTAAAGGCGTGGCCGGTGGAACTGTTGACACAATCACGGCAAACATCGTGCCTGCACCCGCTGCGCTCACGAATAACCTGAGGGTTTGCATCGAGGCTCTGGGCGCGAACGCGACGGCGACCCCTTCATTTACCCTGAACGCCCTTGCTTCCAAGACTATAGTCA